TTAAGCGAACATTACGGCCCCCGCGAGCGCGGTCAACCAATGCAATATGGTTGTTAATAATATTGCGTTGAATGGCGTCGTAACGTTTTCCATTCAATTCGCCAGGGGTAAATTCCAAATCGGTATTATAGCCGTTCGATAACTCGACCCGGCCTTTCATGATTGAATCGATTGCATCTTGGTGAGTGATAACGAGATTCGTTTTTAAATACGATTCGCCGTTTTCAGTAACCTTTTCAATTGTCCCGTCAGTATGGCCAACGATTAAATCTTTGGCGTTTTTAGGGTCGACCATTACTACTGGATGCTTATTAGTAACGGCCGCGGTTCTTAACGAACTCATAGAGGATTCCGAAAAAACCTCATCCTCGGGCCGGTATTCAATAAACTCTTTCCCGTCTTTAACGTAAGACTGTAAACCAGTTCTTGCCGTATAGGCCGGAATAATCAAAAACCCTTGCGGGGTAGTTTGAACATTTTTACCAATAAATTGGAAATCGAATCGTTTTACTGTTTGCATAATTTAATTCTTGACCGTAACTAATAAAAGTTCAAGGTTTATTTAAGAGGCGTCGCCAAGAATGGCGTCTAGATCAATCACGGGGTCGCCATAACATCGGCATAAAATCTCATCGCCAGGGTTTGCACCATTCAAACTTGGGGCGCCAACTTCCCACGAACATCGCTGGCCCTCAAGCCTTACATGAGAGTGTCTTTCTCTTGAATCCATAACCCCGCGCCAGTCATAATCCTCGATTCCGCAATCTTGTTGGCGCATACGGTTAAGTTGACCATTCAGCTTATTCGTTTGGTCGCGGGCGATTATCTTAGCCCTAGTCTTAGCTTTTTTAAACGCGGATTTTTCTAACTCGCCAGTTTTGACAATCTTAGGGTCGGCCAAAATTCTTTTGGCGATAACCTCATGACGTTGGCCACGAGTCGCACCGTCGTAAAGAATTTGTTCAGATTGGGCCAGAAAGTCTTTGTTCACCGACTTAATAAGATTGACATTATTGACGACCCAAAGATTCATCGTATCTTTTAGGGCCGGGTTATCGGCGAACGTATCGATACCAACCGAGTTTTGAAGTAATTTAAAAACGTTTAATTTAGATTCACGGCTTGGACCTGGAATATTGATACCGCCAAGGCCCGCTTCCGCTTTTGAGATTAAATTTAATTTTGCCGACTTATATAATCCCGGCCTAGCTCGCAAGGTATAGATGCCGATTTTCGTTTTAACGACTCTCTGAAACTGTTTTGTATTGAACCGGTTGATTAGTTCGGCAATATTCTGAACCGCTTTTTGAACCCCATAGAGCGCCAAATAAGCGTCGACTTTCCCGTTCGCAATCATGAATAAGGCGGCAATCTTTGAGGCGATATCGTCCATTCGGTCGGTCGAATCAATGCGCGTGTCTTGACCCAATAGCATAGGCAAATACCGCAAAACCTCATCCTCTAAAATACGTTTAGTATTGTTAAGGATTTCGATTTGCAGTTTTTGATATTCCCGTTCGATGGCAACGGGCGGATATTGTTTTACTTGAACCATTGTAAAAATCTCTTATACCAAGGAACGTAAAGAACCTTTTCTTTGTACTCGATATTGTAAATTTGAGAATACGCAATTTGATAAGCTTTCCCCAAAATATAAGCAATAGAGTTAGGACGGCGGCGAGTGCTATCAAAATCATGATCGAAACCGCAATCATGACCATGCTCATGCAAAAGATTTGAACCGACGGCGCGTAAATCAAAAAGGTTTCCAGGTTCATAAGTGTTTAGATATTTCCGGTTAACGTAAATATTTTTATTAGCGGCGGTTCCGTAGCCTATAACATTTGCGGCCGTGTAATAGGTAAAGATTTCTAATGTGATTGAACAAAAATCGCCGTCTTTACTATCAAATAAAACCTCGTAAATCTCTTTAACGGTTTTATTTTTCCATTCAGATAACTCGCCCTCAAGCTCATTAGATTTAGAAATTAAATCGTAAAGAGCATCTTTAAAAGCGTCGTGAACTAAAACGATTTCCATTCTATCAATAGATCGGTCTAGCAGTTCTTTATGGTCGTATGAAACTAAATGATAGTTTCTTTTAATATTTAATTTCATACTGGCGCCGTTTTCTTTTTCATAGCTTCAATTTCAGCGGCATGGCGTTCGATTTCCATTTGCTTATTTTGTTCAGCTACTTCTTTTTCGGTTTCAATTTGCTCGTTAATCGCGTCCATATCAACCGTGGTTTCCGTCGAGTATTCATCGCCGCCAAAGCGCGACTTAGTAACATCAACCGGCGCAAGAACTTGAGTGTTAATATACATAACGTCAGTTTCAGCGGTAATTTTTTTAACTTCCGCTTTTTCTTTAGCGCTCGGTTCATAGAGTTCGCAAAAATCATAAGACCAATCCTTAGGCATCAACCCTTTAGTCGGCCCTTTCTTAGCGGCGAACATAACCTTATAGAGGTAATCGAGAGGGTCGGTTAAAGTTTTAGTTTGTTCAGACGCTACTAAAGCTTTCCAAGATTTGTCCTCGGATTCACCTTTTCCGCTTAACGTTCCGGCCGCGCCGTCGCCAAGAATAACAGTGTGAGGCATACCGGTCGCTGAAACTAAACGTTGATCTAGTTTATCCAGGGTTTGAGGTAAACCAGTAAGAGGCGTTGCTAGATTTGTGAATTCCTCGTTCTCGGCATCAATTAAAACTGAACCCAAGATTGATTTAGAAAGGTTCATAAGCTTTAAACGACTCGTTACCAAGTCGTCTTTATCGCCGCCAATGATATCGGCAAGGTTTTTCAGCTTAAGAATAGTTACGTTAAAATCCTGAACGGTATGGGCCGCGCTCGCGTAGGCGGCGTTATAGTCGCGCAAGATTTCGTAGAGTTTTGTAATTACCGAATCATTCCAGTAATCATTATTTTTAAATTGTTGTTCGGATAATTCCGAACCCTCAAAACGGATAATTCTAGAATGATGGACCTGGTTAATAGAAACGCCGCCGCGTGGGTTCACCGTGTAGAATTCCGGTAGGCCAAAGTTCGGGTCGTTAATATTATCGTTCAATCGTCCGGCCTGTAATTCGAACCGGTGTAAAACAGTAATCGAATCAAGTGACATGATTCGATTAAAGTTTAAAGGTTGGTCTGGCGTGAGGCCATCGGTTACGGCGAGATACATGCCGGCCCCGCCGTAAAGGCGTGACCATTTCCAAGACTTGTTAGTTTTAGACTTAATTTTAAGCCTATCCTCGTCGTCGACGATTGCTTTTTTAACGTCGTCTTGACCCTTGGGTAACTTATGGTGCAACCATTTTTGAGTTCCCTCATCGGGCAATTTGTTAACTACTCTATGGGCAATGTCGTCGGCATCATGGGCCGATTCTAAAATGGCCTGGCCATATTTTAGGTATTTAATCCGGCCGCCGGTTCTTTTATCCTTACCCATAACGCCAAGGCCGGTGAAAATATTTTCCCAACCGTCGGCGATTGCTTCTTTAACTCTTGAACCGATTGCAAGCGTTCTTGAAATTACGTCCATATTGGAACCTCATTAAGTGATTTTCTTTAAGTATAGTCAAAAACGACGATAACGCTAACCCTGTTTAGGTTTAGGCGCTTTAACGACCACAAATCCGTAATCGCAATTTCCATTAGGGCAATCAACGCAATCCTCGCCTCGCCATACGTATGAATTACCATGACAAATATGACACGCCTTTCTAATTGGAATAGTTTGGGTTTGGTCGTCGCCCATGGAATCGACATTAACCTTGCTTTGAGAAATTGAAACTTCAGAAACCAATGATTTCTTATTCATCTTTTTTAGACGCCTGTTTAATTGTTAGGTGATTGAGGGCCTGAAATTTGGCCGCTTTTATCTCGGGATAATTGATTAGTTCGAGGTTTATTTTTACGCCCATGCCGTTTTCCAGGCTTTTCATAGTAATGTCGTCAACCGTTAGTTCCGACCAATGAACGTTTGTAGGAACCGAGGCCATGCCGGTAACTTTACCAAAAACCGCGTGGGTAAAAGTAAAATCAAAAGTTTTCGTCGACATATTTGCCCCTCTATCTTGCGCCTACAAGCTTCTTTAAATAATCGTTATATGATGTATAACGACGTGCCAGATTGGCAAGAGCTAAAGAGTCGGCATGATCGGGCGATTTCTTGCCAGTTCTCTTTTTGTAATCCTCTTTGGATTCCACTAGAGTTTTTCCGGTAGAACTAAATTTATATTTGATAGTTGGAAGCTCTAATTGGTAAATGGCCTCTTTTCTTAATCTCAATTCAGTTTTAAGAGCGTTCGCCAGGTCAAAGAACATGAGCGCCTTTAAGTTGTGGTAGGTTGCTTGCTCTAATTCTTCTTTAGCGGTTGGCTTATCGCCTCTTTGAAGTTGGGCCACGCTTGCACTGTTATGGATTTCGATAACTCTTAAAGTTCGAGGCAAGTTGGCCTCTTTATCGTTGGTCTTAATCATTTCGTTGATTCGGTCATAAACGCCTGAACCAATACCGGTCGCATCGATACAAACGATAATGTCTTCACCCTCGTAATCGTCTTTAATGAAGTTCACTAACTCGCCCGTAACATGCATGGTATCGCGTTTAACGATTGATTTGGTTCGAGTATGGACGGTTTCAGTGAGTTCGGTAAATACGGTTTTATCGTCGCCATAACGGGCAAAGATCGGAAGAGCACACGTCTGAACTCCAGTCACACAGTGATCTCGTATGCCGTCTTCTGCTTGAAAAAAAAAA